ACTAAAAGTTTTCCTGAATTCTTGTCATACTTAAAGCCATAGATATTAGAGCTATTAAGATCAGCATGTTGTATTCCATCTTGTGAAGGTTGTTGACCAGGAGGCATCATCTGCATTAGACGATTAACCACGCTATCTAACTGAGAATGATTTCTTAGAAGATTCTGTAGGTCAGGATCAGGGTAAGTACCAAGGTAGTTAACGAAAGCATCAACGTTCTGTCCTGATAGAATCCACATTAGCTGAGCTGAAGGGGTTACAGGAGCTTCAATCGGGGGTTCTTGTTGGCCTTGTCTAAGTTCTTCGGTACGATTTGTAATCCATTCGAGTTCTTGAGCTAACATTCCTTGAAATTCATCGGACAAAATTTCTCCAGACTGGATTACAGATTGTATTCCATTCAAAAGTTGGTCTAATAGTTCTTCAAGTTCCTCTAACTCTCCCACCTACGCGCCTCTTTTCTGTTGAATCTTTTGGAGAATAGCCATTAAGGCTTGTTGTCCTGATCCTTGCTGCTGTTGTTGCATTTGTTGTTCTTGACCAGGAACTAAGGGGGAAGTTTGACCTGGTTGTGGTTGTTGAGCTGTTTGTCCACCACCAAAAACAGACTGTAGAATTGATGAAAAATCCGTCTTATGGTCTGCGGTCATCTTCTGAATAACAGATTTAAATTTTGGATCAAGTTGAGCTAAAGCTCCAGCTTCTATAGGTGATCTACCTTGTTGTATATGTCCTTGAATGAACTGAGATAGTTCAGGAGAATATTGTTCTATGACGCTACGCTGTTCTTTTGGTTGTTCTTTCTTAGATTCACCCATTCCAATCTTCTCTTTAATGAAATTAAGTATTTCATCTTCTGATGTTCCTTGATTTTGAGAAGCATTAATGAACTTACCTAGAGTAGGACTGACCTTATATAAACCTTTAATAGCTAAATCTTGTGGAACAAAACTACTTAATAAAGGCATTATTCTACCAGCTATTGCACCACCCAAAGCTATTTTTCCTCCAGTCATTGCAGCATCGGCTATGAACTGTCCTATTTGCTCAGTATTTTTTAAACTAGCCTTAGAAGCGGCTTGATAAGGTTGCATGCTCATTTTATTGCTCCACTACTTTGTCTTGTCCAGAAAACATAAATAACCAAATATCATTTAGATTAGGAATTAAATTCAAAGGCTTTGTCAATTGACGTGATTGACTACCTCTTAAATTAATATCTGGATCATCCTTATGTTCATCCAAATAATCCAACCATACTTGAGGGTCGTAGTTTCTCATTCTCAATTCTTCTGCTACAGCCAAAGGACTTCCCCTATCTCCTAATAGTGGAGCTAGTTTCTTAGATATTTCCAAGGTTTTTTCACTTTTAAGATCAGAAGTCAAAGTTTGATCAGGAAAACCTTTATCATATTTAACCTCATTCTTTAAGGGGGGTATTTTTGCGATAGCATTATTTAATTCCTTAATTCTTTTTACAGGTTCAGCAACATAGTAAGCTTTACTCCACGAAAGACCATTATTAGCAACAAGACTATCGGCTAAATTTTCTGTGTCATTTCTCTTGTAAAATTTATCTTCTAATGACTTTAACAACCTATTTGACTCAGAGGGAGTTCTAGATAGCACAGACCAGTTTCCAACATTATCTATGTCTTTATATTCACGTGAAATTTCATCTAGTTTTTTACCTGACAGTTTTTTAGCTTCAGTTTCTGTCATTCCTTTACCACCCTTACTCTTAGGGGTGACATTTTCTATAGCTTCATCCTCGATCTTATCATAAACATTCGCAGGGATTTGTACTCCAAGGCTATTAGCATGATTTCTCAATGCACTTGTGACAATATCATGCTCTTTAAGTTGATTTGCTCTTTGATTTTGATAGGATTGATTTCTATTTTGTTCTTGAGCCACTTCTTGATCAACATAAGAAATAGCTTTATTAGCATCATTTTCGAAGAATGCAGGGTTTTCATTATACAATTCCGCTGCTCTTTCAATCTTCTGTTGTTGAGTGGGAGGTATGTAACCTTGTAAAGATTCTTCAATCCCCTTTGATTCAGTTAAGGAAGGAGATTTCTCATATGTAGATGACTTACCTTTTGGAGCTGTTGGGAAAGTGTTAGGTTTACTTACTTCACTAGACTTATCCGAAGCACCAAATTTAGATAATGATTTAGCCTTTCCTTCTTGCCTTAGTAATTCAGAACCACTTTGAATCATCTGAGGCGTTACACCTGGAATAGAAGAAAGCTGTGCGAACCTTTCGAATGGAGATAGATTACCACTGTTTTTACCAAGTTCATTTAATCCATGCGAAAGACGTTGCCTCTCTATCTCTTTAGGTATATTCTCACCCAAGCTTTGACCAATGGCCTTACCTAATCGACCTTTAAAATCTGGTTGTCTATCTATAATTTGTACCATGAATTATCTCCCCATGAATGTTGGAAGGCCATAACCACCGCTTGTATTACTTCCAACTTGTGGTTTACCTACATTAGACCCTTGACCAGCGTATGGATTCTTATTCTGATTCTTAGTCATAAAATTAGATAATCCACCAAATGCAGCAGAGCCTAATCCTCCACCTATTGCAGTAGCTGCACCTCCAATTAATGAAGGTAAGGCACCTTCTAATAATCCAGGCTGTGCATTTATCTCGGTATTTTCTACAGTTGGAACCATACTTTGATTACCTATTCCAGCTAAACCAGCAGCTCCCTGTGATCTTAGATCAGCCCTTATTCTACCTAGTCTTTCACTAAGATCAGTACCAGCTTGAATACCGGCATTCCTAAAACCACTAGAAGATAAAGCTCCTGAACCCATACCAGCAAACTGCTCTGATAATCCAGGAATAATCTGTTCGTTATAACGTCTCATCTCAGGAGCAAACATCATGTTAGCAGTAGTTGAATTGTCACTTAGCAAGTCTCTATAATAATCCGCAGCATCTCCGTAAGCTCCGCCAGCTCCGCTTTGTAAAGCAGCATTGGTCAAAGTTTTACCGACTCTTTCCTGGTCTCTTGTTAGTCTTGATCTCTGTTCTTGACTTGCATCTGAACCTGTAAAAAATCCCATGATTATAACTCCTGTATGAATTCTATAACACAAAATGCCCTATCATATGCACCTGGAGATGTTATGAGAACCTGTGTTGAATTTAATGTAACGCTAGTATCTGTTAAGTTTATAGCTGTTAAAGTACCTGAGTTTGTAGCTGGAACCCACATTTCTATAAGTGTGAAGTTAGAATTAAATGTTATTCCGTGGTTAAAAGAGTTAGCTCCAGCAACTAATGGAGAGCAGTTAATCACCTTACGAAATATAGTTCTAAAACTCTGTGAATTAACAGTGTTGTTAGGGTCTGTAGCGCCTGGTTTAAACTGCTTTCCAGTAACTAATTGTTCTTCAAGATAAGTACCAACCTCTCTAACATTTACACCGTTAGAAATCCTTCTCAATTGTTCCGTCAGGAACTGCCTAGCTGATTCCCATTTCTCGGGAATAAAATCATAAACAGGAACGTAGGTTTCTTGGTCTTGGTTGTTATATGCACTCATTATTGAATCCTTAAGAATTTAAGAGTCCAATAAACGTTTGATATATTACTAACTGTTGGGTTTGTAAGAACAAGTACTTTACCAGGAGATAAACTCAAAACAAATTTCACTCCAGATTGACCCGAAACGTTATTTATAAAGTTAATGACAGTACCATTATATGCTAATACAACGAATAACCCGGCAGAAGATGGAAAGGAAGAATTAACACTATACGCATAGAACTCTATTAGGGTGTTAGTTATATTAGTTAAATCTGCAATGTTTATTGACGCACCCGCATTAATTGTGATTGCACCTGAAGTAGATTGCATACAAGTCAAAGGAGTAGCAAGGCCATTGCTTGGCAATCTAGAGAACTGTAGCGCTGGAATAGGAGCAGTTCCCGCTGGTGATAAAGGTTTAATACAGTAAAGTGCAGGTTCATCCGCATTTGTATTAGGTGTTGCAACAATAGGGGTTTGAACCACGCTATGCTTACCTAATGAACTTGTTGTATTATCAAAAGCATAATGATTTAACGCAAATGTTGTATTAAGAGCCTGAAAGTTTGCATTAAATTGTGGTTGGCTTACGTTAGCTAAGTTGTCCGAACTTAAAGGTGTATTTGCTACATATGGCATAAAATCTCCTATATACCTATTCTTCCAGCTGGCCTTGACCAGAGAATTTGTGCATCTATTTGTACGTCGTTTTCTTGTTCTACCCCTATTAACTGAGCATTAGATAGAGTGTATTCAATCTGCACAAAGTTAGCTCTTGTTGCACAAAATACACGCTGCCAACTTTTGGCAGGAGAACCGTTTATCCCTAAAGCAGAGGGGTTCGTTGGTATAACTGAATTAAACACCGTATCAGGCAGCTGAGTTCCTGCTATAAGGTTTTCGTCTATTGTATTAGTTGGTGTGTTGTCATCATAGTCTATATACACGTTCATAGTAAATGCGCCAGTTTCTGTATTCTGGCATAGAATGTCCACGTATCCTAACTGATACTTTTGTCCGTCGTCCATATAGTTAAATTGCTTAGACATAATGCTAAATCCATCACGAATAGCTATTAACCCACCACCAACGTAAGTATCACTTGCATTTAACTGTGGATCATCAAAGGATTGATTTACTGGATTGTATTTATACAAGGCAACCGTATCAGATGTTAATCTAGAAACTCCAAATATTTGACCGTTTAGGGTTGAATAAGGTGTTCCTAGAATTCCACTGATCTGGATTACATAATTATTCAGTAAATTGTGATTGGGTGAAGTGACTACTGTAGGGTTAACACCATCAGAAGTAATATTCTGAATGAATAAAGATACATCATTGCTTATCTTTTGATCCAAAATTTCTATGAATCCCTGTTGATTACCACCGACAATATCAGGAATACCAAGTGGCTGATCATTCCAAGTGAAATCAGCTTCACTCCAAGTAAAATTACAATCAATCCATCTTCTAGAATTAGGGGGCTGGAAAGTTCCCAAACACGTAAGAGAATCTGTAAAGATTGCCCAGGAGTCATTTTCGTAATTGTAAACCAATCTACGATTAGGAAAAATAGTACCTGGAACCTCGTCAGGAGTGTATACATATGTCCAATAAGCTAATCTATTAACGAAATCTCTTATTCCATGTACTCGTTTCTGTGAAAAGTTGTTGTTGCTGAACTGAAAAACTAGATCAACAATCTTAATGTCTATTCTTTCACTTTGAAAACTGTCGCATTCTATAATACCTTTATCACCTACACCAACTAAACTCTTGTCGAACTGTACAGCACTGAACGTGCTTTCAGCACCAAGCTCTGAATTAACCTTTTCAATTTGAAAAGGAGATATTGAACGACCTGTATAACGAAGCTGCCAAGTGCTATGCTCGCAGTAAATAACGAGATTGTCCCTAACAAAGCCAACAGCATTGATATTTTCAGAAGTTGGAATATCAAGAAAACCTCCCTTTCCAATTACATCATCTCTCCAAGCATCTGCTACAACAGTTGTTACTATAGCGCTCACTGTATCGAATGGATTACCAATCTCAGCCCATCTAATCCGTTGTCTATAGTCTATTGAATTAGCTAGTGTTGTACCTTCAAGTGTATTAAAGGCTACCATTCTACCTCTGAACGGAAGCATAGCAACGCATTGTGTTAACTTATTACCAGCATTATCAATAGTAGGAGCGAAATCAATCCAGTTAGTACCAGGTAACCCATTAGTATACCGAATAGGGTCACCAGTTGTTCCACTATCGTTTGTCTCCCAAAATATCTTATTGTTGTCTTTATCTACCCAATAGTTTGTAGACCAAAAGAAATCTGAGTCTAATCCTGTCCATATAGTGCCTGGAAGAAATTCCTCAAAATCAGTTACATACTTATAAGCATATCTCGTGTCAAAAAATACAACATTTTGAAATGTTGTTCCTTGTAACTCTCTAGTCCTAATACCCATTGCGGGAAGCCCAGGATAATAACTCCAAGTCGCAATAATATTTACGAAACTATAAGGTGAATCTATTGTTACAGCACCTGTTGAATAGTTTATCGTTCCCTTATTTACTAAAGGATTTATAGAACCAGTAAGTACTCCATTTCCTAAATCAGTATAGGTGATCGGTGGAGCACCTTCAAAAACAAACGAAACACTCCCTGGAACAAGTTGAGCGTTTACTTCAGTACCTAAAGATAATAAAGTAACGTTTGCAGCAAATATCCCTCCTCCAGTATATGGAGTTGCTAATGTGTTAAATGGTGTCGTAGATTGAAATGTAGTGGGTGATAAAACAGTAATTTGGAATTGTGAATTATTAACGATTGCTCCCATTGCACCTGCAACATCAGATACTTCCACGTCATTTCCGTTTGACAATTCATGAGGATATCTAGTGGTAAATACAGCATTAGCAGCTTGGGAAATAGTTAAAATATAACCTGTTTGTCTAAGAATATTAAAGTTGGAAGTAATTATTGGTCCTACTCCAATCGCTGAACTTCCTATTCCAACATCTTCAAAATCCCTTCTCAATCTACCAAGTAATTCATAACCTTGCTTACGTTGAATTTTCTCGCGAAAAATGTAAGCGTTTTCAAGGACAGGATAAGCATCATTGGCAATAAGAAAGTTCTGTCTTTGTTGGACTAAACCCGTCTCAGTACCCTTGATGTTTAATGGCTGGTAAGCAGTAGCCGACATTAGTAACCCCAATTACCCCAAGATTGATTCCAACCTTGGCTTTGTACAGAGCTAGAGAATATTGTAGCGTTTCTTTGTCCTATTTCCTCTACCCCTTGGCGTTCTAATACAAGGCCTTCTTGTCTATCGAATAGAAGAGCCAAGTTAGCAATACCTGCCATATCTTGACGGTCTTCTAAAACCTTAATGGCCGCTCCAATTGCGATATACTGCCACCATTGGTTTAGGATAGGGCTATCAGTGGTATTCAAGAATTGTACAGGTGTTAGATATGATTCTATCTCGATCTTGTGGACAAGTTTAGGAATAGGTCTAATGATTAACTCGTTGTTCCAAAACAGTATGCTGTAAGGTCTACCATTGCTATACTGAGATACGTAGACCGTGAATATTCCACCGATTACAGGAATAGAATTTGCATTAGAAAGATCGAATGTAAGACTTCCTGTAACGTAATCAACAGGTCCTAATAAAGTAAGTCTGTTTAGTCCTGGATTAGCTGTGTTTACGTTTTTCATTCCTGGAATTGGTGCAGTCGCAGGAACAGTGTATAATGGAGGGACAGAGACAACGCCGTTAGGAGTATCTAATAGTAAGTTACCGTAACCATCGTCTGAAATTTGTATTGCTCCTCCTGTAATATCAGGACAACCTACAGTTACTTCTTTTCGAATGAATGGACCTGGAACGTTTATCACATAATTTAACTTTGTCCATGTCCCTCCTGAAGTATAGGCGCTAAATGCAGTATTATCTATTCCATCAAGTGTAAGTAAATTAGAATTTACAACGGTTATTGTGTAAGAAGTATCATTTAACTCCGTCATTCCAACAACGTCCGCAATATAAATCTTATCTCCAGTCGCTAAACCACCTGTGTTTGTTACAATCTGAGCCGGACTAGTAGGTTGATTAACACCTGTGATAATTCCAGATTGGACAGAGGATTGAAACTTTGTAGGCCATCTTGGCCAAATGTTGTAAAATTGCTGCCTATCTTTGAAAAGAGAACCTTGAAGACCATCAACATATACAGGGTCACGAAGACCTTGGTTGTAATTAACGTCTAAAGGATATCTATCCACATAGGGAGTAGTATAGAAAGTATAGACTGATCGCATCTGATCAATCTTGATAGCATATGGGAAGTCTTGGGAATAAAAGACGTTAATATAGTTATCAATATCTGCTGTAGATAAAGAAGATTCACTAGCGGACGCAGTCAAACGGCGTACTTTCTTACGTATTGCTATTAGAGTGCTATCCGCTGGTGTAACCATATAAAACCTTACCTATTAAAACGATACTGGTACAAATTCGTGGATCTTTTCTGATTTACCATCAACTTTAGTTGGCACCCCTTGAGAGTCTACGATATCGCTACGCTTTGCTAGTCCAGGAGAATTATTAATCTCATTAACTAAACCCATTGGAACCTCATAAACTTCACCTGGTATGCAGTGATATGTATCAATTGGATCACCTGCCCAACGCATATAAGGCTTTGTTAAACGCTCATGGTCTCCACGTTTATTAACGTATCTAGCCTTAACAAGCTTATGGTCTTCTTTCTTCTGTGCTTCAGCTTTAGCCTTAGTTTTTGGACTCATGTTTTTAAATCCATCTGCTTCAACAACAGAATTAGCCACTCTGTTTATGATGCCGTGCCTTTCACCTGAACGGTGAACTAAGTCAAACATTGCTGCGCTCATTAAATACCTCTTTGATGTTGACACAAACATGTGTCAAATATTTTATGACACAAACTTGTGTCAGGATTTAGTTTCCGATATTCGCTAAGCTACGGAAAGGAACCGTAGTAACGTTGTATATATTCCTAGATCCAGAAGGCGACATAGTCGCTGGCTGTTCTTGGAATGTACTTGGTGTTACAAAAGCATTGAATTGCGTGGTATTGATGCTAACGGTGAATATCAGGGTAGACGCATCAATACTGATAATTTCTGCTTTCATTTGATCTATTTCATACATACCGTATGAAGAAGGAACGCTAAACTTTACCAACTGTCCTATAACGAAAAAATTTGCCGTGCTAACTGTGACTACCGCTTGATTGGCTTTAGTTATGTTTGTAATAACTAAGAATTGCGGAATCACTGGACTAGGAGGCAAAAATATGTTTCCAGGGGGATTATTGGTCATCTATAACCTTTAAAAAAGAGGGGGTTTCCCCCCTCTATATTTACGGAGCTAAGTTAACTGGAACCGCAGGACCGTTTTCCATCTTGTATGCTTGCCATACGATCAAGTCACCACTTGCTCCAGCAGGTGATTGTGCACCACCTGATAAAAGCATGTAAGGAGTAAATTGACCTGTATGAAACGGAGCATAGTTGAAGTTGTAACCTGTATATGTTGGAACAGGTAATGCTAAAGGCTGATACTGTGTACTTTGACCAGCAGGTGCTAGCGTCGCAAACAGTTGAGCTGTTGGTGATGCTGTAGATGCAGGGAAAGCAAACGCAGTAAATGCAGAACTATCAATGTTTAGAGTCATCGTGTAAGTTCCAACGGCAGTAATAACCGCAGGTACTCTTAAACGATTAAGTTCTTGCATTCCAAAACTTGGAGGAATTTGGAATGCAATCTTTTGACCAACAACATAATTATGAGCTTGTGAAACTGTAACAACACATGGGTTAGCAAGTGATACTTTAGTTACATACAAGAACTCAGGTTCTACTGGATCTAGGTTAGAAATACGTCTAGCTACAACGTTTGTTGCTGCGGCTGCAAAACCAGAAGCATCCAAACCAAGTAGTGTAAATGCAGAACCAGAAACAGACGAAATAGTGAAATCCATTCCACCAATCTGTAGCATTCCAGTTGTGCTATATAGACGAACTCTATCACCGTTTTGATAGGTGTTAGTCATTGAAACTACAGCAGGGTTTGCAGCAGTAATAGCAGTACCAGTAACAGGAGCTTCAACATAAGGAGATCTTGTTACATAAGTAAAACCATTAGATGCAGTTGCTGTAGCAAATGTGTCTATGTTAAGAGCATTAGTGGAATTTGTTTTCTTCCAACGAATACCATCATTAATAGCTGTAAGACCATTACCGTACCATTCACCACGTATAACAACGGCAGTCGCAGGAGCTAAAGCCATTTGTGTGATGTTAGTAGTAACGAAGTAATCAGCCGATGAAGGTAGATTAACTTTATAGTTTGCTCCAGTCGAAACAAAGCTATCTTGTGTAATAATTGTAAAAGGCATAAAAAAATCTCCTTATAGACCTTGAGTTACGTTAAGGCCAGAAATCCAGTTTTGGTTAGTAATCGCACGAGCGATTGCAAACTTTGCATATAACTGGCTGTTTTGTGCCACGCTTGAAACAACATAAGGAGGTCTGTAACCTAAAACACAGCTGTAGTTGTTTTGATCGATCTTTGCAGCAGCTTCTAGACCATACATTGGGATTGTATAGACGTTAGCACCGCTTAAAGATGCACCTGTAAGCTTTGCAGCCTTAGATGATACGAAGAAGCGGAATCTAGAAATTGAGCAATATTCTTCAGGACGCAAACCATCTTGATGAGGATAAGCATTCTTAAGTAAAACACCCTGTACGTTTTGTAAGTCAGGAGTAATATCTGTTGAAGCTAGAGCGATAAACGCATCACGAGTTGGTGCAGTACCAAACTTGTCCATAGCATCGTTTTGTTCTAACATTGTTCTTGCATCATTACCAAGTAAGATACGTTCAATGTTGTTAACATCATTACGTGAAATGTTTGAAGGCTGATCGCCATTCAATCCACCAACTGCGTTGATATAAGAAACGCTAGAAGCATAAAGGTCTCTCATTAGGAGATCTTCTTTCTCACGCATCCACTGTCCTAAAAGTGCAGTAAACTTCGTAAGAACTTTATCGTTTTCGTAAAGAGTGACTTGCTCGTTGATAACAACTGTTTTCGCATATATCTCCATCGTAGCATCAATATCAGAACGTACGACAACTTCAGGTGCTGGATCGATTCCAGAACCATCTAATTGTCCGCCGTCTGTTGAAAGACGTTCGTATCTACTCATACGAGTAGTTTTACCAATGTGAGCTTCTGCATAATGCAGGTCAGCACCAAAGGAGTGGATTAAGTTAAACATTGGAGTAGACAATAGGTCTTCGCTGAATTGTAAAGGCAATTCAGGAGCCATATTGTTAATATTGGTTATGCCCATCGACATGATAACACCTTAAAAATGTAAGTTACGATTCCTGTTAGTGGCGAAACTAACTAAAAACAGCCTTACACTGGTGAGGTGCTACACAACCTGAGACATAATAAGAAAGGGCTAGCGAAGCCAATTCGTTCAGCTATGCTAACCCTAAAAATTAAAACGATATAATGCTAGTCTACAAAATGAAGGTTACCAAACTATTATAACCATTAGGAGACAAAGTACCCCTTCATTTTTCAGTAGATTACATTATGTAACCGACTGAACTACTTCCCTCCTTTCATAACACGCTGCATTCTAGACCAATTGTCAGCTCTTCGTTTGTCATCCAACTTCTGCGGAGCACTATCCGAGGTCTGTGTTGCACCTGGGACGGAAATAGCTCCTGGCTTATTGGAGTTCTTTTCGATACGTGTTTGATCTTTCTTGGAATCTGAATTTGGGATAAACTTCTTAATGGCCTTATAGATACAAGACCACTTCTTTTGACCTTCTGGCATGTGTTCAAAACCTGCGGTGACTTCTGGATAGTGAAACTCCAGGTAATCAATGTTTGACTGGGTACAAACTTGGTTGAAGTCTCTAAACTCTCTATTAAGAGCAGCAGGAAGATTCTCGATTTCTCTCTGTCTTTCTCTTTCGGCATACTCTTTCTCTTTCCTTTCAATGGCTTGTTCAACATGCCTTTGAATGAGTTTTTCTTGTGAAACTTCCTCTTCCTCAGGTTCCTGGTAGGATTGTTGCCTAGGTGTTGGTTTATTTACAATAGCTTCTAAAGCAGCTTTCATAGCTTCAGCTTCTTGCGACTTTTGATGAGCTATCTTCTCAGCTTCTTTCTTGGCCTTTCGATCTAACTCCCGTTCTTCTCTGAATTTCTTCCAGTTAATCTGTTCTGGAGTTTCTTCTACAGGTTTTTCGGTTGATTGTATAGATGGTATTGGTTTATTTTCTGATTCTATACTTTCAATAACTTGTTCAATCATGGGGTATTCCTTGGATAATGATGATGAATTTAAAATAACAAAAATTGATCTAGGAAAAGAGATATCTCATTACAGAGATGTCCTTTCTTACATGGGTGCAAACATTCCATTAGCTGCATTATGTCTTCCTAAAGAGATTGAGAACGCTCTAAGCCGCGCGGGCTGTCTTCGTGTCTACGATATGATCGACCTTGATCTTACTAAAGTCAAAGGACTCGGTAAGTCCAGGATCGACCTCATTGCTTCTAGACTTGATGATTTCTTCACTATGAGCATCTGAGAATTCACGTTCAGATAGATATTTAACATTGTGTTGTTTTCTAATGAATTCAAAGAACTTACCAGCATAGAAAGCGTCGCACCAATTCTTAGTATTACGCCATTTCTCTGCTACCATCCTCATTTCTGATATAGTAGCCATAACCATAGCACTAGGTAGAGTCCATAGCCTTTTAATCTTCTTTGTCTTCTTATTGTAAAGATAGCAAGATTGCTCAGGTCTAGGTTTTGGCATATGCAAGAATGCTGCATACTTATGTCTTCTAATTCCTTTAATAAGTGGATCACCTGCAATGATTAGTACTAGAAAGTATTCTTCTTCATCAAATATTGTGGAATGTCGTTCTCCGCAAAGTTGTAGTTGAGCAACCACATCTTCAGTTAAAGCATAACCTACTTCTAAAGGGTCATACTTAGTCTTATCGCTGGCGGCTTTCAATGCTAGCTCGCCAGCGGTTTTGCGTTTAGCCATTAATGATCTTCTTTGTTAACTTTAATGTGAGTAGTCTTACGATTGCTTGGATTCTTAGGATTAAAATCCGAACCATGAACTAATTTCATGTTTTCCGAAGCATCCGTAGCATCGTATTGTCTTTCCCAATGTTCATTAGGAATGGCGCGTTTGTTTCCCTTAGCAGGAACAGAGTCTTTAGAGCCATGATTGTCATGATGCTTCTTAGGACCTTCTAACTTTACTTTTGAAAAAGGGCTATGGCCTAAAGGCGCAAGCCCTGGACTTTTTCTAGATGCCATTATTGACCTCTATTGATTGTACTTATTTTTCTTAACGAAGTTAGCTAAACCAGCTGATCTTTTATCTAAATCTTCTGGATTTCCAAATTCTGTAGCATATTTCAAACCGCATGTTGGGTTTAATTGTTTTTCGTTACGTTCAAAATGAGCTTTTGGCATAGTTGCACTTCTCATCCCTTCTTTCTTAGACATATAGCCTCCTAGGCTGCTGTTTGTTGTTGTACTTGTGGTTGATTAGCCATCTTCATAGCTTGTGCTAAGTCAAAAGCTTCTCTAATTTGGTTAAATTGAACATCTTCAAGCTCCATAGCAAGCTTCACTAAGTTCAAGTCTGATTCCATCATCTTATGCTCGGCCGTTGCATGGATATCTTCGATCTTAGCTAGTCTTTCCATTGCAGAAGCTCTCAAGTCCTGCTCACGTGCCATATCTGTTTTAGCCTTAGCAAATGAAGCCATGATCTTAGAGTTCTCAACCTTGGATTTCATTTCTGATTCAGCTTGTTGAGCTTGTGCTTGCTGCTTTGTTTCTTCTTCCATATCCGCAATGACTTGCTTCTTATTAGTGATGAAAGCGGCATTAAGAATTGTCTTATTTGCTACAGGAATCCCGAGTTCTTTAAAGTGTAGCAATTGCTGTAATTCCATCTGTCGTTGAGTTGTAGAGTAATTACCTTCTTCAACTGCAACGCTATATTTAAGTGAGTGAGAAGTAAAGAA